AATTTTCAGACTTTACAGCACAAGCAGCTACAGGAACAACATTTGTAGTAGGATATGATGGGACTACAAACACGCAGTACTCACAAGATAATTTAACTAACTTTGTTTTAGATGGTACTTTAACTGCCGCTAGAACGTTAAAACTTGATGGCAACAACTTAACTATTAACTATGGAACTGGTAGTGTTTTTCCAACTATTTCTGCAAATAAATTTACACTTTACCCAAACGGCAACTCAAATGCTGTCTCTACAAGAGCTGCTTATTTAACTGGTAATATTGATTTTAATTACCTTGGTCATAATGCTAACTCTATAGGTTTAAACTTTACTAGTTATAACACAAGTATTAGAGCGTATGGCTTTAGCTTTTATGGTGGAGGTGCTTTTTCTAATAACGGTGGTTATAGTGTTATAGGACCAGATTTTACTTATACTTCTGGTAATGCACTAACTGCTAGGTTAGGTATTATAGGTAAAGGTAATACAGGTGCAACTTATGGTTTAAGAGTTCAAAACTCCGACAATGAAGATGCATTTTACGTACGTGACGACAAATACACAGTTATTACTGTGAACAACGGTATTGAAAATGGATTTATTTTAAAGAACGAGGCAACTTACACTATGCTAGACGCAGGTGACGACGGACCTAATAGCGCTCAGATGCGAATGTACGATAACAGTAGTGTAAGATTTTACTTTAAAGCTAGTCAAGGTCTTATGGTTGCTGATACAGGTAATAATGGTTCTAGTGGTGCTAGTTCTGTTCTTACAGCTACTTCTAATACTAGAGGTTTTCTACCTCCAAGAAATGCCGACCCTGCCTCTAACATAACAACTCCAGTAGCTGGATTAGTCGCGTACGATACTACAGATAACGAATTACAATTTTACAATGGTACTAGTTGGAACTCAGCTGGTGGTGGCGGTGATAATATATATACTGCAGATGGAACTTTATCAGGTAATAGAACCGTCACAATGGGTAGTAATTCACTTTCTTTTAATTCTACGCAGATTAGTTCTGGTGGTCAAGTAAGTATACCTTCAGGAGGTAGATTTATAATAAATAGCTTCAGTACTGAATTAAGAAGAAACTTTTTAAAATTATATAGTGGCGCTGGTCCGTGTTTAACTGGTACAGTAACTGGTTTTTGTACTATCTCTAGTTTTGGTAGTGCTGATCCGTCTGCTACTTATAGCATAAATGCAAGACTAGGTGTTGTTGGTAAATCCTCTACTTCAACAACTGATTACGCTTTTAGAGTACAAGACTCTGCATCAGCAGATATGTTGTCTGTAAGAGATGATGGTGCTATTGCGATAGGTAAATCAGCTTCTTGTACAAGCAGCGCGCCTAATACTAGCGTCATTATAGGAACTAGTGCTTTAGCCACTAGTAATAATAGTGTTGTTATTGGGAAAAGCGCTACTACAGGTTTTGGCGGAGACCATAATGTTTTATTAGGCGCAGACACGTCTGTTGCTAATAACACTAATTTTGGTATTGCTATAGGTAGGTACGCTGCTAGTAATACAAACGGTATTGCGATAGGATATTCAAGTGCTGTAGGTGGTAATGGTATTGCTATTGGTAGAGACGCTGAGGCTACAGGTGGTAAGTCTATAACGCTAAGTGCTAGTGGAGCAGTATCGCAAAATACTACTGCTAATTCATTTGCTGTGTATATGTCAGATGCTACAACTCCTGATTTTAGAGTTATAGGAGCAGAAGGTATGATACCTCCTAGCATCACAACTACGGTAAGAGATGCTATTTCTAGTCCTAATTCAGGAAGCACTATATACAACACTACAGATAACAAGCTACAATTTTATAATGGAACTGCTTGGACAGATGCTGGCGGCGGTGGTGGTAATATATACACTACTGATGGTACTTTATCAGGTAACAGAACTGTTACAATGGGTACTAATACGCTTTCTTTTAATTCTAGTTCAGCCGCTAGTGCTAATACTGTTTTTACTTTTAATGGAACTTATACGTCAACAGCTGGTGGAACTGGTACAAGTGGCGGTGGTTTTGAAGTAGCTGGTGGTTATGGCACTAAACTAAAACCAACTTATTTACAAATATATTCTGGAGCTACAATACAAGGTACGTCAGGAGGTAATTTAACTATTCATAACACTGTTAGTAATAATGCTGGTTATAGTATAGATGCAAGACTAGGTATTATAGGTAAATCTGCCACATCAACTACTGGTTACGCTTTTAGAGTAAAAGATTCTGCATTAACAGATATGATGACTGTAAGAGATGATGGGGCTTTTTCTTTAGGTAAAGGAGCTTCACCACAAGGTGCTAGTACCGTAACTATAGGACAATTAGCTGAAACAACAGTATCTAATTCAATAGCTATAGGGTATAACGCTGAAGCTGCGGGTGGTATTGCTATAGGTTTAAATGCTGATAATAATCAAAGTTATTCTCAATGTATAGGTGGAAACACTAGTAACGCTGCTCAATATCAAACTGTTATTGGATATGACGCGGATGGACTTTCTGGTGCTGATAGAAGTATAGCTATTGGAGCAAGCGCTAAAGCTGCTGCTACAGGAGGTATAGCTATAGGAGTTTCTTCAACCGCTCAAAATCATTGCATAGTATTTGGTAGAAACGTTGGAGTTAGTGGTACTCCTGATAACTCTGTTGTATTTGGGACTAGAGGTGGAAATAATATCACTTACTCAGAAGCAGATAGTTTTACTTGGTATAACACTAGTGATACTGTTCCTAATCTTAAGTTTAGAACTGGAGACAATCAATCTTATTGGAATCCAACTGGTGAAGAAGCAACTTTTGGATTTAGCACTACTTCGCCTACTGCTACAGTTGATATTAACGGTACCTTTAGATTAAGAGCGGCTACAAACGTTAGTGGCAAAGTATTAACTGCAGACGCTAACGGTAATGGTACTTGGCAAACTGCTAGCAGCGGTGGCGGTTATTCTCCTACTATAAGTGTAGAGAACACTAATGGTGGTGATGTAGACTTGTATGACGATAATATAGTTAGGCTATGGTTAGATGATGGAAGTTCAGATGATATTGAATTAGAAATAACAAATTATGCTTCAAGTACTTCTTCTACTTATCATGTAAACTACACCAACTATGAAGGTGGAGCTTCATCCGCTAGAACAACGACTGTCGACTTAAATCAATCTGGAGCAACATCAATAAGTACTTTAGATTTTAATTTTACAGACGATGAATGTATGAAATTAAGAATATGGTCACCAAGATTAGGATTAGGTGCAGGAGGAGAAAGTACAGGTTTTCCTTTCTATGAAATAACAATAGTAAAATCAGGTTCACTTTATACTGGAGCTCCAGTTATAACAAGTGTGCTTAAATCAACATCGTAAAATAAAAAACAAAAAATGGCTTTAAAAATAACAGCAAGCGGAGACGCTAAATTAGTAGTAAGTGGAACTGCCACTGAACTATCTGAGATCTACTCTAGACTAGAGTTTGGATTACCAAAGAACGGCGCATCTATGAACGCTGGGTTATATAATTACGCATCACAAGCTTTATATGAAGCTGAATCAGGATCAACTTTAAGATTAGATAATTTTGGAACTAACTACACTGTAGAAATAGAAGCTCCAGCTGAACAATCGTTAATGACTGGTCATGAAGGAGTTAAATCTCAACTAGAAGCTTTAGGTTATACAGTAGAAATAGTAGATTTAAGTTAATGCAAGTGATATTAATAATACAAACAAATAACAATTAAATTTTATTAAATGAAAATCAAAGAAGAACAATTAAAAAAGATACAAGATCAACAAGGTAAAATATCTAAAATACTTAACGACGTAGGATATTTAGAAGCTAATAAACATGGTTTATTACATGAGTTAGCAGAAGTAAATAAAGAAGTAGAAGAATTTAAAGTAGAACTTGAAAAAGAATACGGTCAAGTTAATATAAACCTTGAAGATGGTTCTTATACTGAAATTAAAGAAGAAGAGTTAGAAGAAGCTAATGTCTAATATAATTAGAAAAATTAGCATAGGTTCTGACTACAAAAATGATGCTATGCATTACTCTGTAGGTCAAGAAGTTTATGGTGGACATACTATATGTAATATATTAAGCAATGAATCTAGCGGTGAATACTCTATTTATATTAAAAAAAACGAAGAGGTTTTACCATGGAAAAGGTTTAATAGTAATATGGCCATAGCAGTTGAATTTGACTTGAAGTACTAGTGAAAAGTCTTTATCAATTTATTGTTAAGCCTTATAAAAAAAGGTACGACAATACTACTAATATTGAAGATAAAGAACTTATAGTTAATACTAGTATAGAAGATCATAAGTTTGTAAGTAAAAAAGCTGTAATCGTTTCTACGCCTGCAGCTTTTGATACGAATATAAAAGTAGGTGATACAGTTTACGTACATCATAATATTTTTAGAAGGTATTATGATATGAAAGGAAAAGAAAAAAATTCTTCTACTTTTTTTAAAGATGATCTATATTTCTGCAATATAGATCAAATTTATATGTATAATCTTAACTGTCATCTAGACTATTGCTTTGTAAAACCTGTAAAAGGAAAGTCTTATCTAACAACTAATAATGAGAAAGAACACTTTGGTATACTTAAGTATAGTAATAGCTCATTAGAAACTGTCGGATTAAAACCTGGAGCATTAGTTATATTTACTCCCAACTCAGAGTTTGAGTTTATTATAGAAGGCGAACGCCTTTATTGTATGAAATCTAATGATATAGCCGTAACACATGGATACGAAGAAAACTAAGAAAAAAATTATAGAAGCAGGTCAAAGAGCCATTGATGAGTTAATTAAAGTGGCTAAAGAAAAAATAGTAGATTCTGACGATGATGTATCAGCTGATAGACTTAAAAATGCAGCAGCTACTAAAAAACTAGCTATAATGGATGCTTTTGAGATCTTAACAAAAATCAATGAAGAAGAGGAAATGTTAAGTGAAAAGCCTAAAGAGAAGAAAGAAGAAAGAGCTTTTAGAGGCTTTGCAGAAGGGCGTAGCAAATGAGTTACAATCAAACACTTTGGCACGAAGTAAAAGACTATATAAACCCTAAGATATTATCTAAAAATAATAGATATAAAAAATGGGAGTATGGTTATAATACAGATTACGATTTTATAGTAATAAGTAAAACTGGACAAATTGGACAGATCATTGAAATTCAAAACCTCCGTATTGCTTTACCAAAGGCAGATAAACCTTTTAAACGAAGCGAAAATAAAGAGGAACAATATTGGGAACAATACGAATACCCAAAAGAATTAAAGAGAATAAAAAGTAGATTTGATTGGGATGAATACCCAAGTGATTTTAAAGAAGAATGGTTTGACTATATAGATGAAGAATTTAAAAGAAGAGATGAAGGGTATTGGTTTTATAACAATGGTACTCCTACTTACATTACAGGTACTCACTACATGTATCTGCAATGGTCAAAAATCGATATTGGAGCCCCAGACTATAGAGAAGCAAACAGGTTATTCTTCATCTTTTGGGAAGCATGCAAAGCCGATAGCAGATGTTATGGAATGTGTTACCTTAAAAACAGACGGTCTGGTTTCTCCTTTATGTCATCGGCAGAGCTTGTTAACCAGGCAACTATATCTTCAGATGCCAGATTCGGCATCCTTTCAAAATCTGGAGCAGATGCTAAAAAAATGTTCACAGATAAAGTTGTCCCGATATCCGTTAACTATCCGTTTTTCTTCAAGCCGATCCAGGATGGTATGGATCGTCCTAAGACCGAATTGGCATATAGAGTCCCAGCTTCGAAGCTTACT